GCAACAAACAGCTGGTTTTATTATCCTGTGTTAGGAGTATTATAACACGCAATTCAATTATTAATTCAGATGAAGAAGAACAACAACAAGAAAGATTTCAAAAAGAGTTCCAAGAACAAGGACGTCGATCAGCGCAAACCTCTCAGATCCGGTGGGAGGATCATCAAGATTCCCTCGGGTAGTAACACGGTGGACCCCAGGGTTACGACGGTGAGTATGGCTGAGTGCACGCTGAAGTATGCGCACGCGATAGCGGACCCCTTTTCAGCCGAGGCGCGTAATGCGTGCGTACCGGTTGGTAATGGGTCTACCATGAAGACCACCAATTTTCTTAGGTTGGATGGTATTGGCTCAACCTTTGGTGCGTTAGTGTACATTTGCCCTACCGTGGCCTCCGATATTCCCTACGCGTACTACACCGATGATACGTGGCCCGGTACAACCAAGACGCCGTTTCTGACGTCGGGTAGTGCCGTCCTGCTGTCTACGCTGAACGTAGGGTGGAAGGCGGCGTTGCTGCCTGGGAGCTTTGGTGCTTTCCAGTGTATCAACAACGTGTCCTCCTCCAACTTGGTTCCTGCCACTAATTCGGTCACTGGGAAACTGGTGTCCGCTGGTGTTCGGGTGTACTATACTGGAGCAGAGCTGTCGCTTGGTGGCACCGTTTATTGTTACCATGATCCCGCCCACAGCAGCGTGGCGAACATCTCCGGTAGTAACATTGGAGGCTACGCCGACGCCGTCGTCGAATCGGTGATGCGTGACCCTTGTACTTTGGGGTTATACGCCGTCAACCAAACCGAGTTGTCGTTTCAAGAGAGCAACGAAGTCAGCGCTGGAAACAGTGTTGAGGCGTTGTACCCATTTTCCAGCAACACGAACCATTGGTATGTCGGTGCAAGCACACTTACCACTAGCACCTTCTCGAACGTGACGAATAGTCTGTTCGCTGCTGGTGCGAACCCTCGTGTAGGCTCGCCTGTGGGAGTAATTTACATCACTCCCCAGCAGCTGACGGGCGCGTTTCACCTGGACCTAATCTCGCACAATGAATACCAAGGTGCGGGGGCAGCCCCCATGTTGACCCCTAACGGGTCTGATATTGAGGGTGTTTTGAAGGTCCAGGCAGCTGCCCAGATGATCCCATCCATTAAGAATGACAACCCCTCCGTCAAACGAAGTGCTTGGGATTATATGAAGAGGGCTATGGGTACCGTGTGGACGATGGCGAAGCCGATGATTGTGCCGATCGTTACCAAGTTGATCGGCATGTGACGATCCTAAATAACAAGCTCTATATAACGAGCGGGTGCGACTCGCAAGAAGGAG